CCTCAGCAGGATACTCGTCATAGATGAGCCTGCCGTCTATCGCCATATCTTCATATCTTGCAAATTCTTCTTGTGACATTCTTTTGAAATCTGTTTTTATAGTTGATACCCCCTTTGTGAAGGGTTGTGAAGGGTTTGCACCCTTTTTAAAGAACTCTTTCTTTATATATATTCTTTTTTATTTTCTAATACGAAAGGTTAGAAAAACCCTTCAACCCTACACAACCCTACACGCTTACAATTACTTACACATTATCAAGTGACAGTCCATTGAAGTATATACCGCCCCTTGTTCTTACTTTCTCAAAGCGTTTTGCAAGCTCCATACCGAACTTTGTTGAACTCATACGATATTCATTGTTCTGCTCAGCCCAGTTAAGATATGCCGCAAAAAGCTGACTTGACTTAACGCTCAGACCCTTGCCCACAGTACACTTATCCTCAACAAATGCAGAGATAACGTCCATTTCACGGCGGTACTCCCTCACTTCTTCAAGGACGGCACGAGGCATTTTAAGCCCCTCTTTCTGCCACAGCAGACAGCCCTCGACCGCCCAGCGGAATATGCCCGTAAGCTCCGCCGACAGCTTGTATTTCAGCCTGCGGTCTATCTTTTCTTCGGGGATCTGCACAGTGAACGGTATCATATGAATTCTTCGCCATATGCCCGTATCCGTTCCTCTGATGACAGGCTTATGGTTTGTCGCCATCCAAAGCTTGAACTCAGGCTTGAACTCAAACTCGTCGCCGTAAAGCTTTCTTGCCGTAACAGTATCATCGCCTGTAAGCTGTTTGAGCAGACCCTCGTTGATACGAACACCCTCGTTAGGCTCAACGCTTGTCACGAGCCTTGCACCTTTGAGCCTTGCAATATCGCTGTTTATGGCGGTGCTCTGATTACTGCGCACCATAATAGTTTCAGGCTGGATATTTGCCGCATAGTCCCCGAAAATATCCCTTATGATATCAATGAAAGTTGACTTGCCGTTTCGTCCTGTTCCGTATAGAAAGAACGCACATTGCTCGGTGGTCGAGCCTGTCAGGGAATATCCCACAGCTTTCTGAACGTATCTGATAAGGTCTTTATCCTTTCTAAAAATATCATCAAGAAATGCAAGCCAGCGAGGGCAATCGGCATTCTCTGAATACTCAACGGCTGTCATTTTCGTCAGATATGTCATAGGGTCGTGAGGAGATATGCCGCCGCTTCGCAGGTCGATAACTCCGCCCGGGGTATTGAGAACAGTTTTAAATCTGTCCATCTGAGCAGGCAGAACAGGAACGTGGTGCATGACCTCGCTTAGCATTGCGTTCTTTGATTTGTTAGAACGGCAGGACTTCATATGCTTTTCAAAGGCTTTTGCCATATCCGTTCCCTCGTCTGCGTCAAGCTGAGCGTACACCTTTGCCTCTGCCGCCATACAAGCCACAGCCTTATCAGCAAGACGTTTAACTGTGCCTGTCATATCGGTACACCACTTTCTGCCGTCATACCAAAGCCAGCGTTTGTCTGTATAACAGTATCTCACCTGCTCGCCAAAAAGGTCAACAAAGCGTTCTGCGTTGCCTGTATCGTCAAATGAATAAAGTCTTGGCTTGGTTTCTTCCTGCTCCACAGCACCCACAGAAATCGGTTCAGAGGGTGACTTAAAGTTAAGAGAAAATCCCCCTGCGAACTTTGGCGAATAGGTCTTGTCGCAATCTGCAATGGCTTTCTGGATCGTGAGTGCGCCATAGGTCGAACCGCTTTGCGCTCTGTCCCACTTTTCACGCATAAGGCCTGAGGAGCGGAATATCATATCCATCTTCTCTGCGTCACAGCCTGTCCAGAAGGCAAGCATCGAGCAGAACGCCATATCAGCTTCACTCTGCGAAGCATATCCTGCGGTGCTGCCGCTGTAGAGCGACACGAACTTTCCACCGTTCTTTGCTCCTGCCGCCGCTTTGATTATCTGGTCTGCGGTGTCAAGTCTGACAGTAGGAACAGCCTTTGCCACAGGCTCGTGACCGCCGCCTATATACTTTTCGTGCAATGGTTTTATGCTGTCGGAACACTCTGCGATACTCTCATATTCTGAGCAGGAGTTGCCTGTCATGATAAAGAAGCGGACATCATCATACATTTCAAATCCGCCTTTTTCTGTCTTTTTTTTTCTGCCTCCTTTAGGCAGTTTACCTTTGCAGATTATGTGTATACCATTACCGGATTGCGATAATTCTGTATAGCTTTGAAGTATATTTACAAATTCATAAATCACACCTCTATGCTCGCCTTTTTGGTAGCTTTCAAGATCCTGCGGCATATCGTCAAGGTCAACTCCAAAGTATCCACTGTTTTTAAACATAAATCCTATGCCTGAATAGTTTTCAGATATTCTTACAGCAGTGTCATAATCCGTCCATGTAGACGGATTATTAGACATCGCTTTTCCCCCTGTTCTAGGATTGATAGGAATTTTTCTTATGCCGCTGTGCGATTTGGGGTCAGGCACAGCGTCCCAGCATATCCAGTTTGGCAGGGCTTTAAGCTCCTGCGGTATTTGTTCGTACATATATCCAACTCCTAACATAAATTTTGAAAAGTCAAAGCCTTTCACTTATCCCCGAAAAGCACCCAAAAAGTTGCATTAAAAATGCAACAATTGCAGAAATGTTGCCAAATTAAAATATAAATCATTTGTTTGCACAAAATATCATCTGCGTTTTTATGCAAAAGCACTATGACTTTTCGCTTTTCTCAGAAATCAGAACGGCACGCCGTCATCTGTAAGCACGTCCTCAAAATCTTCAAGCGAGCCTATGGCGCTGTCAGCCTGCGTATTTGTCTTAGGCGTTGCAAAGCCCGTCTGCTTAGTCGCAAAGCTGTCCGCCTTCGGTGCAGAGGATTTGAACTTATGCTTGCATTCAGGATACTTTGTAGGGTTGACAAAATCAATGCATTCCCGCTCCTTGCCGTTCCATTCCTTATGCGTGAGATCTACCCTTATGCACTTGTTCAGCAGGTCTGTGCAGTATGCTTTAAGGCTGTCATACTCCTTGCCGTCAGGAAGCTTAGCCGCTTTGCCCATTGCCATAAGCTGAGCAAAGTTGTAACCCTCCACCTGCATATCGTTCTCGTTAGGCTCGTGCTTTTTCCATATGGTGTGAAACAGGCAGGAGTTGCCGTATTTCTGTCCCTGCACGTCATTTCTGATGACGAGAGTGAAGTTAAGACCCATAGAGCCTTTCTTTGTTGTGCGTTCCTCGATAGCGGTTATGATGCACTCGTAAACGCCCTCAGGCTTGAGCCTGTTTGCTGAAAATGCCTCTGATTGATTTGACTTAAATCCCATTTTTTATTTCTCCATTAGTAAATTTACTGCGTCCTCTGCTGAGCGGCATATGCCTGCCAATGCTCCGCACTCACGCATTTTTGTTATGAACTTCTTCTGCTCAGGACGAACTCGCCCCGACTTTGTTTTGACTTCGATAAAGACAGCTCTGCCGTCCTTATGCCTTACGCCGAACAGGTCTGAAAAACCTTTCGGCACGCCTGTGGTGAAATATCTGCCGTCAACAGTTCTGCCCTCGCCCACGTTCACACGAAAGACAGTGCAGTAGGGCGATACCGCACAGCGTATCTCGTTTTGTATCCTGTGTTCTTCCGTCAACCTATAAGCCCCCTTTGCCTTGCCTGATAATACGCCCAGCCTGATTTGTAACCGTGACTTTTCGCATACTGCAAAAGTTCGGGATAGGTATGACAATCGGCAGGACTTGAAAAGTCAAGCTTAAATCCCTCCACCTTTACAAGCCCAACGCTGCTGTCTGTTTCAAGCTTTCTCTCGGCTGAGGGGAACTCATATCCGCAATGAGGACAGCATACTTTCACCCCCGCAGGAGGAGCAGAGAAAGTATAGAAACATTCAGGGCATTGTTTCACCTTGTCGCTCTGCTCCTGCTTTTTATGCTGAGCTTTCGGCTTTTTCTCTAAGCTCCACTCCCTGTCATCGTCAGGCATACCAAACCTTGCATAGTTGCCAACGTGGTCGATTATGACGGCTCTTTTATCAGGACGATACCGCATACATCTCATAGCCTGCTGAATGTAAAGAGTAAGGCTCTTGGTGGGTCTAAGAAGTATGGCACACTCGCAGTCGGGGACGTCAAAGCCCTCTGAGATAAGGTCAACGTTGCACAGCACAGTTATATCTCCCCTGCGGAAAGCTGAGATAATGCTGTCACGTTCTGCCTTTGGGGTCGAGCCGTCAATGTGTGCCGCTTTTATGCCGTTTTCATTAAACACCTCTGCCGTCCGTTGAGAATGTCTGACGGAAGCACAGTAGCAGACCGCTTTTTTGCCATTTGCTAACTGTTTGTAATACTTTATGACGTCACCGAAAACAGTATTTTTCACCATAGCTTTCTCTATCTCCGCCGCCATATATTCTCCGTGAGAAACGTGAAGTCCTGTAAGGTCGGCAACGTCAGGAGCATAGTAATCATAAGGTGCAAGACAGTTGTTATCAATAAGCCACTTTGCGGATACGCCAATGATAAGCTTGTCGTTCACGTCACCAAGCCCGTCACCATTAAGGCGAACAGGGGTCGCTGTAACGCCCACTCTCGGCACGTCCGAAAAGTATTCGTATATGCGTTTGTAGGACTGAGCAAGGCTGTGGTGATTTTCGTCAGTTATGATAAGTGCAGGTCTGGCAAGCTTTTTAAGCCGTCTTGTAATAGTCTGCACCATACCCACCTCGCAGAGTTTCATATCAACGCCCCAGCGAATAAACGTCTTTTTTATCTGCTCCACAAGCTCACGTCTGTGGACGAGAAAAAGCACTCTCTTGCCGTTAAATGTCGTTCGCCTTGCCATTTCAGCAACTATGCAGGACTTTCCTCCGCCGCAGGGCAGGACTATGCAGGGTGCTTTATACCCTGCACGCCAAGCCTGCCTTACCTGCTCAACCAGCTCATTCTGATACGCTCTCAGCTTCATTGGACTTCGCCGCCTTTACCCTTTTCAGAACGCATTTCATACAAAGCTGTTTGCCGTAATTCTTCATCGAGCCGTCTATTATCTGCTGAACAGTGCGCTTGCCGTCTGACATTATCGTCTTTCCGCACTCTGAGCAGATATGTTCGTCTGCAAGGTGATAGTATGTCCTCAACGCTTCATCAACAAGTTTCAGATCGTTGCTTATGTACATACTGTCGAACAGCCCGATAGGACTTTTGCAGGTGTCAGTGCCGTCCGTCTGAGTGGCAAAAAGATACTTGCCGTCAACCACAACAGTTTTAAGCACAGTTGTGAACATACCCTCGACAGTTATCTTCTCATCAAGCAGCTTGCCGATAGTTTTAGCTTTCTGCCTGCCGTCCTCGCCTGTATCAAGGTGATTGAGAAAATACACGATAACATCTTCCGGAAGCATTTCAACGCTTCTCACAAGCTCCCAGAAATTCTTTGCAATGTCAGTGAACTTCTGATAGCCCGTTTCCTTTGCACGGCGCATAAACTCGTTCACCATAAGATACTGACTATCGTCAACGGCTATGGACTTTGCCGTCTGAGCTTTCATAAAGCGTTCTATCTCACCGTAATTGTCGGTATGTATCGTTGACTTAAACTGTGTGCGGAACGGAAGCTGTTTTCCGTTCACGTTCACAAGTGCAAGCTCGTCCTCTTTGAAATTTCTCAGGGAAGCAGATTTGCCGCTTCCCGAAAAGCCTAATACAAGTATTGCAAGTCCCATTCTCTTTCCCTCCTTATCTTATGGTCAGTCCCGGTCTGCGGACAACTGCCGCATAGGGGATCTCTCTGCCTGCCTCGATAGCCGCCTTGACAGCCGTCTTGCTTATGTCAGGATCTTTGTATTTCAGCAGGCTGTCATCATTGACCTTTGCCCACTCCACAAAGGCTTTCGGGTCTGTTATCTCGGTGCTTTCCCTGCCCTTTGTAATGCTTATCTTAGCCATAACGCCCTCTATTTTGTTAAGGCTGACCCTCTGCATACTGTTCATAAGATAAGCTTTAAGGCTCTCTGCCTGCTTGACCTTCTGCTCACGTCTTGCTTTGAGGGCTTTCTCCTCTGCTTCAAGCATTTTTGCTTCGCTGTTCAGCACCTTGACATAAGCCGCAACGTTCTCCGCCTTGTCCGTAAACTCAGCCTCAACGCATTCAAGGGTATCAAACCACACCTTTTCAGCCTCAGCCTTTTCCTCTGCCGTAAGCTCGGCATTTTCCGTCATATCCTCAAGGCTGTCAAAAAGCCTCTGAAAATCGTTTGTAAGCTCATAAAGTTTCATTTTTATACCTCCAGTTTTGAATTGATTATATCCGCAAGCTGTCTTGCTTTTTGTGTGAAAAGTCCGTAATTGTCGCTGTCATTATGCTCGTTCACGAAGTCCACGAGCCTTGTTACGCTGTCAACAGCGGTGGAAAGATAAGCCTTGAATATGGCTTTATCATCCTGCGTTGACGTGATCTCTGCCTTCCCCGAAAGCTTTTTCTCATACTCCGCCTTAGTTCTGTCAAGCTCTTCACGAAGCTGTGAAAGCTTGTCCTGCTTGTCCTTTTCAGCCTGCTCTGCTTTCTGCAAAAGCTCTCTGCGGTCTTTCAGGCTGTCTTCTTCAAGCTTTGAATATTTTTCCGACCAGTCAAGGTCAACACGCCGCATAGCGTCTTTAAGGTTTGCCACCTCTTTGCTGTCCGTTTCCACAGCCACCTCGATAGGACGGTTCTCAAGCTCCTTTATCTCGGCTTCAAGCTGTGTTACCTTATTTTTCATTTCAAGCACCTTTTTATCCGCCACAAAGACCTGATGGCTTGCCTCTGCATTTGACTCCATGGCTCTGTCACGCTCGTTCTGCAAAATATCTATTTTTGCTTTGAGCTCCTTGACAGTAGTGCTTTCAAGGTCGATATTTTCGGCAAGCTCTGTTCGCTCTTCATCGGAAAGCTTAGCAAGAAGTGTCAGCTTTTTAACTCCGATTTGTAAACTCGAGTTTACAAAATCCTGCGGTAATTTTTCAGCCACTCTAATGTAATTGTACACATTCATTCTTGAAAAACCTGTTTCCTTTTCACAGTAATCTCCAAAATCGGAGTACCCAAGCTCCTTGTAAAGCCTGCTGTCCCTCATTTCCTTAAAGCCCATACACATATCGTAAAGGCTCTGCTGTGCAAGCTGAGCTGAGGTCTTTATCCTGCGGTCAAGCTCAGCCGCCTTGATATATTCTGCCGATAGTTCGTTCATGCTGTTTTACGCTCCTTTCGTTTCTCAGCGAACACCCTGTCAAGATACCGCTGATACTTCTATTCAAAGTCCTTTATCTCCTGCGGTTTGTCCTCGCCGCCGTTTTGTACCACGTTGTTCCTATACCCTCTGCACTGCACGATACCGCCGTATTGGCTCACCTCAACAGTATAGTAAGGCTTGTTAGGCTCAGAAACTTTTCTCAGAAACATTATGCTTAGCTTTCCCATAGCATGGCGTTCTGCATATCCGCCCACACAATGGGAAAGTATCCTGCCCTCGTCCTCTATCTCTTTCAAACTGTGTGGCTGTCTGACAAGCAAGCCGTCTGCCGAAAATTCAAGGCAGACACGCTCTGCAAGCCTTTTCGTGAAGTTCTGCAAAACAAGCTCGTCATGCTCATAGTTGATGATCTGAGTAAGCCTGTTGTGCATTGTCCAGAAATCGTGTGGCAACGCTATCATTGTATCGTGAATGTTATACTCCAGCGTTTCGCACTGCTCCAGATAGTCGCTGTAATCAAGAGGTGTCATTTTCTGCTCGTGTATGTATCGTGCCACCCTTTGCGGTGTAAGACCTGTTATCCTCACAAGACGTTCAAGAGTGCCGTGTTCGTTCTTAAAGACCTTTGCTATATTCAATAAATCTTCTGGTCTGAGTTTTGGATATTCCTCACGATAGTCAAGGTACTGCTCCCACAGATGTTCGCTGCCTTTGAGTGTCTTGAACTCCGTCTTGTTTAGTCCGAGCATTTTCAGCAGGTCATTACTTTTCCAGTTCACACGCTGAGAGAGCAGGAACTTTTCCTGATATCCCCACCAACCTGTGTATCTCACGCTTGTTACGTCATAGTCTTGTTTCATAAGATACTCAAGATTAGGGTGCTTGCAGTATGCGTGAAGATAACATATAAGCATATTGCCGTGATAATGCTGATGTTGGCTGTAACGCATATCCGATTTGTCTATGGCTTTGATGTTCAGTACCGAATAGGAATTATCATAGTTATATCCCATACAGCATTTGCAAAAGACAGGCTCACGGAAGTCATTACGCACAGCCCAGTTAATGCCGTTATCACTGCCGTATCTCACCGAGCCGTCACGGGCGAACACATAACGCTGTCTTTCCACAAGGTCACCCGTTGAGTATCGGTGAAAGCAACGTGCGAAAAGCTCAGCACCCCTTGTGAGGAACACCACATAATTCTTAGCACCTCTGCCTTTCATCTTATCCATAAGTTCTTTATCCACCGCAGGAAAGCAGTATATAAGAGCCTCTTTTCTTGTCTTTTTCATACTGCTGCCTCAGAAGTCAAGCAAGCTGTCAAGTGACAAGCTGACAGGCGGTTTTGCCGTTTCATCGCTGTCCGAGCCGTCACCCAGGTCGATAGTCATATTGAAATGAACGTCCGCACCCTTGAAGTAAAAGCTTACAGCTCTGCGGTAGACCTCGATATCCGAAATACTTTCCCTTACACCCTTAACAGCGTTTTCCGCACACTCAGCGAAAGTTCTGTCCGTCTGCAGGACCGCCTGAGCGAACTCCTCGTTCTGCTCACAGAAAGTTTTGAGAGCCTCAAGAGTAGGCTTTGCAACCGCCTGCGCATACTTGCCAAGCTTAGCGGCAGACAGCTCCTGCGACAGCTTGTCCTGAGCTTTCTTTGCGTTAATGTTCATTGCCGTCACCACCTCTCAACTTTTCAAGCTTATCCCTTGTGCTGCATATCTTTCCATACGCCTCGCCAATGTCAAAGGCTCTATGTTCTCGCTCAGACATTACTTCATAGATATCAATTATATCTTCACAAGCTTCATCAGCAGTTTTGTATGCTTGACAAATCTGTTCTTTTGTGCTATCATCAAGGTGTGTTGAATTGATATTTTTCAATATCTCCGAGCTTGTGTCTGTTGCCGCAGGTGCAGGCTCGGTTTTCATGTATTCGAGAATATGATTCATGAAATCAGTGATGCAATTACCATGTCCTGCAAGCGGGCATGATACACAGTTGTCTACTATACAGCATTTAGCCACAGTAATTATCTCATCTTTCGTCATCTTTATCCTCCTTAAACTTTTTCTCCCAGTGCTTTTCAATGGCGCCAAGTAATATGTACATCACTACATCTATGCCTGCAAGCACGGCTATTGTTATCAGCAGTATCAACGCCATTTTACCACTTTCCTTTCATTTCAACTTCGACCTTGACAATTGGTCTGCCTGCTTCTCTCACCGCACGCTTAATGCTCTCCTCTGCTTCCTCGTAGGCAGTTTCTTTTACGCTTACATACCACCTGTACGCTACATACATTGCAAGCACCACCAAGAGTGCTACCGCTGCGGCACATCTGATTATCTCTAACACGGCTATCATTTTCTCACGTCCTTTCATTTAAACGTCCTGTGTTTTAAGCTATCCACTCAGGGTGCTCAGTCCTCGCCGTTTCACAAAGCTTATCCCAGAGCGATGGGTCACGCCCGACCATATCCTGCAATGCTCCGGCAAGCTTGCGACCGATACTGTCCGCAGCTGCCTGCCGCTCCTGCTCCGTGCAATCGTCCCAAAGCTTGTAGCTTTTGCCACCGTCGAACGAAACGTGCCTTATGACCTTTAAAGGCGGATATTTCGGCATTTTTATCACCTCCTACTCAATTCTATTTGTTATCAAGGTTGTACTATGCTAGGAAAGTTCCTCGATAACGGCGATATCCTCGCCCTCTGAGCGGTCAACAAGGTCCATAGCCTCGCCTGCCGTCTTTGCCGTGACTGTTACCAGCCTTGCGCCGCTGAACTTGTCCGTCAGCTTGATTTTGTAGTGTTTCATTTTTGTACCTCCTTGAAAAATCTAACTTCTTGTGGTATAATGTAGAAAATAAAATAAAAGGAGCTGACCATAAATGATAAAAGTCATTCGAAGCAAGCAAATCGAATATCCTAGTGTCAACTTAAATTTTAAAGTTGATATGCCAAGAAATTGTCCTCATTGTGGTGTTGTTTTAGAGCCTAAAGCTCTATCAAGCCATTTTGTTGAAATGGCAGACTTGGATGACCACCATTATAAAATATATGTCCATTGGCTTTGCCCAAGTTGTGCAAAAGCATTTTGCTCAGAATATGAATACATTGGTCCTCAATATCGCACTGAATGTGATGAAGCTACACTTATTCAAACTGATCCTAAGTTCTGCTCATCTCCAACATTTGACGCCGAGATTGAAAAAGTTTCTGAGGATTTTGTTAAAATATACACACAGTCGCATAAGGCGGAGCAACTTGGTTTCGATAAAATATGTGGAATGGGTTATCGAAAAGCGTTAGAATTCCTAGTAAAAGATTTTGCGATTAATCTTCACCCAAAAGAAGTAGAAAAAATCAAAAAGCAAACGTTAGCTCAATGTATCGAAAACTTCATAGACAGTCCAAAGATAAAAACCCTTTCAAAAGCTTCTGCTTGGATCGGTAATGACGAAACCCATTATTGCCGCCAACACGAAGATTACAATATAGAGCATTTAAAAGCTTTTATCAATGCCATTGTTTCATACATAAACTCAGAGCTTGAACTAAAAAAAGCTGAACAACTTGTAAGAAAATCTGATTAACCCTTTTCGCAGAGCAATTTTCCGTCAAGAGTCCAATATTGAATGACCTCTCTACAGGGGTCATTTTCTGTTCCTGCGCCTTTCAAGGCTCTTGTTACGATCACCTGCTCAATCCTGGCACTGTCACATCCTCTTGGAATAGCAGTAATTTTCTTTTCCACGTTCCTCTCACCCCCTCTTTAATCACTTGTTGCATTATGCAACTCACTGAGTAAAAAAATATTTGCCGAACTCTCCAGCATCAATGTGGAGCAAGTGTGACAGTTTCTCAGCCTCGTCCAAGTCAAACGGACGAACATTGTTTATTTTCTGATTAGCTGTAGGTTGAGCTATGTTTAAACAATGTGCAACGTCAGCTTGGGTCAGTTCAAGCTCCTTCATTCTACCCTTGATCTTGTTCGTGTTTACCATATGCCAGCCTCCTTTCTTGTTGCATTATGCAACTTACTGCATTATCATAATAGCACATAACTTTTCACTTGTCAATAGCATTTTGCAACATTTTTTTATTTTTTTCAAAAAAGCTATTGCATTATGCAATTTAATGTGATATAATCATTATAACGAAAGCAGGTGAGCAAGATTTGAATACCGTAGAAATTGGAAATAGAATAAAAGCTGCAAGAGAAGAAAAAGGACTTACACAAGAAGAACTTGGTATCCGTCTTGGATTGAATAAATCAACTATCCAAAGATATGAGGCAGGAAAAATTCTCAGAATAAAATTACCTGTTCTTGAATCAATCGCTATTGAGTTGAATGTTAATCCTGAATATCTTGCATTAAAAACTGATGATCCTAGCCCTAAACATTCTTCTCATATTATAGACTCCAACGCAACCATACTCCCGCAAGACAACGTACATATAATACCTATATATGAGAGCGTGTCAGCTGGGTTTGGTGCTTATGCTGACGATTATATTGTGGGCTATATGCCGCTTTATATCGTCAACGAGGAAGAAGCTAAGAATACAATGTGCATTGTCGTTTCGGGGGACAGTATGTATCCGAAGATAGAGAACGGCGACAAGATACAAGTATTAAGGCAGGATTGGGCTGAGGACGGACAGGTAGTTGTTGCCCTTATCGACGGCGAAAACGGCGTTGTGAAGAAAATCAAGTATTCTGATGACAAGATAACCCTTGTATCATTCAATCCCGAATATCAGCCGAGAGAGTTTGTCGGTGCAGAAAGAGACCGCATAAGAATACTCGGCATTGTAAAAACAGTTATAAAATCCTTATAATAAAAAAATCCCCGCCAGCACCGCAAATACTGACAGGGATAGCACACAGAATTTTCTCCCGCATGATTACAAATACATTATATCACCAATTTAAGACAATGTAAATGATTTCATAAATTGTTTACAAATGTCGATTTATAGGGAGGAAAAAATATGACTTGTCCAAATTGTAAAGGCGAAAACGCACCAGGCGTAGCAGTATGTGAATATTGTGGTCACGAACTTCCGCAGCCACAGAAAATTGATAACCACGTTGAGCATAACAGCAATATCGTTCAGCACATCACATACGTTACAAACGTCCAGCAGGTCGCACCGCAAGCTCCTGTTGAGCAGATAAGCCCTAAGAGCAAAAGCACAGCTGAAATACTTTGCCTGCTGACCTTTTTAGGCTTGGGCGGTTTGAACAGATTTTATGTAGGCAAAGCTGGCACAGGTTTGCTGTACTTCTTTACTTTCGGAGGTTTCTTTATTGGAGCAATAGTTGATATGATAAATTTGTTTCAGGGAAACTTCACTGACGCTCAGGGCAGAGTGTTAAAATAAAATTCCCTGCTAGTATTGTAAATACTGACATGGAAGAAAAAAATCTCGCCCCCAAGTGCTACCAACACTCAGAGGCGAGCAGAGCGGATACTACCAATATCAGCTCAAAACGAACAAAACCCAATCACCACAAAAGGGCTTATTCTGCCC